GAAACTGTAACAGTATTGAAGAAAGAGCCCACCTGCGCTGAACTGGTAGAAGAACAGTGGCGGGAGAGGCAGGAAGACCTGAAGGACCCTGAGTACGAAGCGCTTGGCTTTGACTACGTAGAACCGCACACATTCAACGACCAACCAGAGGGATACTGGCGTTGGCAGTTTAGCTGGGGCGGGCCGAGCGACGAGCTGCGCGGATACGTTAACGAACACGGCGAACTACATCGCTTAGAATACTGGTACCTGGACTGGGGAGACGGCGCATTCATTCAGGTGAGCAGCTCCCGCAGAGCCTGGGGACAGATGCAGCAGATGGTGCCCGCATCATGATCCTGCTGGTAATCGCATTGCTCCTGCTTACTATAGTAGGAGCTGGTGCAGCATTCCTGGCTGCACATGTGTTCCTGGCATACTTTTGCATTACCTTCGTCCTAGTTTTCTTGGGGATTCTGTAGCTATAGTAGTAGCTGCACGTGCAGCTGCATCTCCATCAGGCCTGTAACTTTTGTGGTTGGTTGTACTATAGTATAGTTGACACAGGTAACCTGACGGCTGAAGCTGGTGTGGAAAAAAAAAATAAAAAAAGATTTGACAAGTAGAATAGAATGGGATATAAAGGGATTATTAACTAGAAAGACGAAAGGAAAATAAAATGTCAAAAGCTGTTAATATAATAGAAGTACTAGAGAAAGCTCAACAGAGTCCAGCTAGTGTAAGTAAAAGAAATAAACAAGCTATCATAGACGCGTATGGTCGTGCTTTAACTATGCAAAAAGTTTTAGCTGACTTTATTAAAGTTAATAGATCGCTGATGATAGACTTGTCTATGAGTGAAAATGCAAACCTATTACATGGGAGGGATTACTCACTTCATGTCTCACAAAAATTGGGTGCTAAGATTGACACGCAGTTGGTCAAGGAGAAACTCGGCGAGATTGCGTATCATCAATGCAAAGTACCAACGCAGTATAAACAAATACAAGCTATGCCTTTATCGGAAAGCACAGTATCACGAAACAAAAAAGCTACGATCGACGAAGTAGCTGACTTCAGAATTTCCGCTTAGTTCCAATCATGCCTAAGCGGAGAACTAATTGACACTTTAGTTCAGTCGTCAATACATCGCATCGCTCTACCGAGCGGTGCGGTTAGCCTTTATTAGTTATAGTTACCACCCCCACACAAGTTACCACTCGCACTTCCATTCCATTGTTCTTTACGCAGTCGGTTGGTCGCTTTATTAGTATTAGCGTTGCACGGCACACACGTCTGGTGGTTACTTGTCAAGTAAAAAGTTATTAAGAAAAAAAAGAAATAAAGTTCTTGAGTATAAGATAAAATGGGAGTAATGGTTTCTTATCATTAACAAAGGAGAATATATGCCGAATAATGATAATGACTTAAGAAACAGATTAGCTGTTTTAGAAAACCAACTAGGATTAAGGAATAACAATGATCTCGCTAGGAATAACAACAATACTGATATTCAAGGGGATCTGTTTGGTAGTACTGGTAATCTTAATTGGAAAGCTCTTTATAAACTCTTAGAGAGTGAAGTTGAGGAATTGGCTTTCAACCCTAACGCACCTCAGTTCGTTAAGGATTGGGCTACAGGCTTAATAGCTAAACTTAGAACGAAGGTGAGTCCACGAGATTTACTTTAGTAATTAATTGCAATTAATTATAAAAGGCAGGGTAATACCTGCCTTTTTTTATGTCATCACAATCACCTGCAACCAGGGCTGCTACCATCTCTTCCAGGCTGCACCAGCTTCCTGGCAGCGTAAATCCTGAAGACCAAATCAAGATATAGGTACTTACCAACTTACTTCATACAACATCTAGCCCCCACACCTCCACAGAACCTCGACAGTTCTTTGGTTTGGCTCGGTTGCCTTTAGTCGAAGTTTTACACAAACACAAAGTATGATATAACTTTTTTATGATTTCTGAAAAAATTCCAACCGACGTTTTAAAATATGAATTACGAAAATTTCAAATAAAAGTTGCAGAGGAGTCCCGTTCCTCCTATTTAACTTTTGTAAAAAAAGTTTGGCCTGACTTTATTGCAGGCAACCATCACAGAATATTTGCAAAGAAACTCGAAGATGTTTCACGTGGAAAGATAAAAAGATTAATTGTTAATATGCCACCACGACATACAAAGTCAGAGTTTGCATCTAACCTATTTCCTGCGTGGATGATGGGTAGGAATCCTAAGCTAAAAATAATTCAAACAACTCACACAGCAGAACTATCTTACAACTTTGGTAGAAAGGTTAGAAACTTATTTGACCAACAAGAATTTAAAGATGTTTTTCCTGAAGTTAATTTATCACAAGATTCTAAAGCAGCAGGCAGGTTCACAACCAATAAAGGTGGTGAGTATTTTGCTGCAGGGGTCGGTGGTGCGATAACAGGGCGTGGTGCTGATTTGTTAATCATTGATGATCCACATTCCGAGCAAGATGCTCTCAGTCAGACAGCCATGGACAATGCTTACGAATGGTACACGTCAGGACCTAGACAACGTTTACAACCTGGCGGTTCTATTGTGATTGTTATGACAAGATGGTCAACAAAGGATCTTACAGGAAAATTATTAGCAGCACAAACAAACGAAAACTCCGATCAGTGGGACGTGGTTGAGTTTCCTGCTATCTTGAATGATAAACCGATGTGGCCTGAGTTTTGGAACTTACGAGAACTAGAAGGTGTCAAAGCTTCGCTATCTGAACAGAAGTGGCAGGCACAATGGCAACAAGCACCAACCTCAGAGGAAGGTAGTATTATCAAACGTGACTGGTGGAAAGTGTGGCCAAAAGAACATATACCTGATTTAACGCACGTCATACAAAGTTATGACACAGCGTTCAGTAAAAAGGAGACAGCCGACTTTAGTGCGATTACCACGTGGGGTGTCTTTAAGCCCGTGGAACACGGACCATATCATATTATTTTGCTAGACATGCGAAAAGGTAGATGGGATTTTCCTGAATTAAAAGAGATCGCGTTAGACGAATATAAATACTGGGA